TTCTACTCGTTTTCAGCAATTTTTTTCGACCAAGGGGCTATCAGCTTTTATTGAATTGCAGATTCTGTGTGCAAGTTTCACGTTTTCCCAAGAATGTAAACCACCTTTTGATAATGGCACAACATGATCAACTGATGGATACCAATCACCTGCAATGAAATGCCCATCACGCACAACATAATCATCAAGATTGCATAACTGACCACACAGATAACAAACACCGTTGTCACGCTTATACAATCCTAATGCCGATATACCTGTGTCAACTAATGCAGTCTGTATCTTATGTCTTCGTCTTACATCCTTTGCCGAATCCATTGCCTTTTTCAAACAACTATCAGAACAATATTTCGGTCTTGTTGTTATTTCTCCACACGCAATGCACGGATGTTCTCTTGCTTTTATTCTTGCTGCGTGTTCCTGTTCTCTTTGGTACTTGCGTTCTTCTATTTCTTTAATCCGTTGTTCTTTCTGCTGTTCACGTTTACGTTCTCGTTCTTCTGCTTCAGACCTTTGACAATTTGGGCAAGTTACTTTCTTCCCCTGACGAATCGTTGTGAACGCTTGCGTGAACGCTTCATTGCAAACGCAACAAAGAATATCAACTGTTCCTGAACTTCCTGTGTAATTGCCTATATAAATAAAACCAAACAGATTCTTTTCTACCATTTCCCTTGCATAATCTTCGCTTGGTTTCATATGCAACCACGGCATTGAATCATAGTCTGGTTTTTGCTTCGCTATTCCTTTACACGCTTTTTGTGAAGTTGCTTCTGATATTCCAAAGTGTTCTGCAACTTCTTTGTGGGAATGTCCTTGTGCTTTATATTCTCGGTACTGTTTATATCGGTTTTCTAATTGTTCTTGGTTCATCTGAAAATCACTCGACCCAATTCATCGACTTTGTAACGCTTGTTGCTGTGTTGCTTCGCATGACAGTCACGACACAACAACTGAAGGTTGTTCCAATCCAAAGCGACTGACGGATCAGTAAAGTTATCATCATTCAGGTGCTTCTTGTGGTGAACTATTTCCCCATAAGACAAACGACCTTCAGCAAGACAAAGTTCACACAAGTTCTTCTTGGACTTGGCATAAGCATTACGACAGTCCTGCCACATCTTTGAAGAATAGAACTGCTTTCGTTCCACTGTTCCCCCACCGATAACAGTTGTTATCCCACAGATGACATCCCATATAAACCGAAAAAGAACTGAAGTGTCTTACCTCAGTTCTTTTCCAGTGTGTATTATATAATTAAACCAATAGGACTTAAAAGGACATATTTTTTCTTTTCGCCCAATTTTCGTGGTGTTTTGTTTCTGTTCGTATCATAGCGTCTTTTGAACCGTGTTCTTTTGGCGTAACCCATTCAAGATTATCAGCACGGTTGTCAGTCTTTATTCCGTTCTTGTGATGAACCTGTGGTTTGTTTTCAGGATTATCAATGAAAGCTTCAGCAACAATCCTGTGAACTGCCTTTGTTGTGTTCTTGCCATCAACCTTCAAGTTCACTCTGCAATACCCAAGAAAGTCAGGTTTCTTTGTGCTGAGCAGTCTTCCTGTTTCTTTCATGCGGATATTTCCAAGATCACTTACTTCGTACAGATCAAACACGGTTTTCCATTGTTCCATATCAATCACCACCAATTAATTTGTCAATCTCACACAGTGCCTTTGCGTGTATTCTTCTTGTCTGTTTCCATGAATAATGCAAGATAACTGCAACCTGTTCCCAAGTCAACGGTCTTCCTGTCTTCTTGTCCTTCACTGTATAGTATAGCGTCAAAACCCTTCGTTGTCTACCATCTTGAAGCTTTGCTATTGTTTCAGTAATTTCTTTAAGTGCAAGAATGTATTCATCTGTCAGATTATCAAGCAGTTTCCAATAATCCCCAAGTTTATCAAACTTGTGCGGATCAACCGTTGATTGAGAACCATCACTGTCATAGTTCTGCGTTATCTTGGTAAGTGAATCATATACAGTTTGCCGTTGCAGTAACTTGTCATTGATTTCATCATCCAACCATCTTGCACGATTCATATATTGTTTTGCGGTCACACCCCTTCCCCCTTCGCAGTAATGGATATGATGTACTTCGTATTCAACCACATACCTGTTTCAGGTGTTTCAGGTACATACAACCATTGTTCAGGCACTTCGTGCATCTTCTCTGCATGGATGTCATAGCGTGTGCCGTCTGCCATCTTGATACTGATGATCATACTTTCCCCTTCCATGATCTGCTTGATTTCTTTGACGCTTTTACTGCGTCACGTATATATCCGTCAGTTACCTTATGGTGTCGGATTCGTTCACGTTCTTCGTTCCTTGCCCTGACAAATTCCAGATATTTTTCACACTCGGAATGACACGTGCTTGTTCTGTCAGGGCAGTTCTTCTTACACGGTTGTTTCATGGTTTGCTTTCGATGATGGTTGGACTCATTGCCATCTGAGTAATAACCTCTGTTGCCATATCCCATTTGATGCTTCCTCTTTCAAGTTTTAACTCGCACATTCTTTTGCAAACGGCATCCGCATCAATCAACCGACCATGCGGCGGTACGGAGATGAGTGGGCAATCATCAAGACCATTACATACATTCTGAATCTTGCAATAAGGTTTACGAATCCCAAATGGGTCTTCATCATAGAACTGGCATTGTCTTTCGGTCTTTGGTTTTTTTATGTTCTTAATATATACTCCCATCATTCACCATCCTTGTACCTGTCACGCAACCACCACCGTGGCATTGCGTTGCTTGTGTACCAGTCTGGATAACCTGCGTAATGGACAATAGCTGGATGTTCAGTGTAACCACAACAGAATGATTCATTGTAACGATTCGGAAGGTCAACCGTTCTTTCTGGAACTGCGTAAAGGTTCATCACATCCTGATCAGCAAACGGATATTTGTTGGTGTTCATTTCATACACCATCTTCTTCGTTGCTTTGTCTTTCCTCATCTGTTCCAGATTCAGAACGGCAACACCGAAGTTGTAATATCTTGGGAAGAACAGCTTCCAAGTTCCGTATAGTTCTTCACACCACGCAATCCACTTTCCATCCATGTCAAGATTCCAGATAGGTTCAAGACTGTCACACACGATGGTGTCCACATCCAACTGAATGACACGGTCATCAGGAATCAGTTCTGGTGTACACACACGTATCATTGCCATATATGTGAACACTGTTTTGATGTTTGGGCATTGCTCAGTGAAGTATTGCTGCCCTGATACGTTTATGACTGTGCATGGAAGGTCAAACGGCAGTGTGTCATCTTCTGCCAGAACATACACCTTTGCGTCAGGATTATGTTCCAACAGTGACCGAATAGCACCTTTCATAGCTGGGTAAAGGTTTCTTGTGCCTGAATAAATTACGTTCATATCATTTCCACCTTTTTGTAAAAATCAATCTTCTGCTTGGTCGCCTGATAACAGGTCGTTTCTTTGCTTCTTCAATGCGGTCATATTCTACAATCGGATTCCAACCGCATTTGGTACAACCGTTCTTCACATCCTTTTTCGGACATTCCACACCAGTTCCACGATACTTGCATGGCACTGTTTCACTTGACGGTATCTTCCTGATACAGTCACTCATTTTTAATGCTCCCATCTGCATCCATTACATGAACCAAGATGCTTTGTTTTATAGTCACCACACCGTAAACACAATTCGTTTCTGCAATCACGCAGTTCCCTTTCAAGCCTCTCAATCTTTGCATCTGCAAGTGCTTTCAACACCCTAACAGTTTCAACATCTGATGTTTTATTATCACTCATGCTTTCCACCTTCGTTCCTTTCCATCTGCATTGAATGTCTTGACCAACCAGATTCCATCATCTTCCAGTTCTGCAAACTGGTAACTGATGTCGCACGGTTTCACTTCTTCGTTGTGCCAGTCGTTCACAAACTTGATTGCAAAGTCATAGTATTCCTTGACCAACTGGTTGTTCTCGGAATACCCAAGAAACTGGTCTTTCTTTGACACAACCGCTTCAAGTGACTGTCCAGTCGCATCAGCACGGTTGAACATACACCTTGCATACGTTTCCAGATCAGCTTGCGTATATCCGTATTTCTCCACAAACCGTCTGATGCCATAGAACGCTTTTGCAACAACCTTTGCTTCTTCCGTCATGATGTGTTCTTCACTTTCAAGCAATGCCCTTTCAGCTGCTTCTGCTTCTGCCATCATCTGTTCGTGTTCTGCGTCCATTTCAGCAAGCACTGCTGCCGTCATTGCTTCTGCTTCTTTTCTGGTGTGTATGTCTATCCCCCACCAAACAAAGCTTGCAAACAGGCATAAAACGCAAATAGCGACCAAATAGTTGTAGACCATGTTGAACCACGGATGACGGAAGTTCATGTCATCTTCCATGCGTTGATGCATTTCAAGTATTTCTTCCATTTCACGACTCCTTGATCTTGATGTGTCTGAAGTAATACAACATTTTTTTCTTCAACTGGTATTCTTTGGTCTTGAACCCTTTGCAGTCCTCAACGATATACTGACCATCTTTCCAATATGTAAAATCGGCAACATAGGTGATGCCATGAAAAAGGAACTTGCCATTATCGTCATACTGCTTTGGGATCAGGTCAAAAGGAACTTGCGTTGACAGACCACTGATTTTGCCAGCACGTTCCATCAGCTTCAGTTCCTGATACCTGTTGAACTCTTTGATGGAATCAAAACCATTTATCCTTTTATTTCCGTACTTGTTCACACCCATGATTTTCCAAACCTTTCACGAAAATCGTCAATCGACCAGTCATATTCTGCCATGCAACGCATCTGACCGACACGCTTCAAGTCCCTTGAATACTCAGGAAAATCATGAACCTTCATGTGGCATCTGGGGCAAAGACTTACCCATGCCCCATATGCCTTGCTGTTATTCCTGTTGCTTGCGTTGAATATTTCATGCCTTGCCAGATCACCGCTTGCTTCACAGAAGAAACAGACACCAGTTTCAAACGGTTGAACGATAGACGGTGCATAACCGTTCGCATCCAACTTCACACCAAATTCATTTGTCATATTCCAAATTCCCTTCTAATTTGTTCAATCTTTGATTTGTCAATGGTTTGATTCGGCTTGAAGTCACCCTTGCTGTTAGGACTACTCTTTACTGGTTTTTCTTCGTCTTTCTTTGCCCAAGTAATCAACTTCTGTTTCCAATTCCTGACAGGATTCCCCTTGCTGTCAATCCATTCGCCTGTGGAATAGTATTTGTAGAAATACTCGGCATCAACGGAATAACCTTTTTCAGCAACATACGCTTTGACTTCTTCAAGTGTGGGTGGCACAAACACACTCTTACTCTTATTCTTTTTCTTATTCTTATTCTTTTCTTCTTCTGTTGCGTTACCGTCCGTTACAATGTAACGCTCTGTAACGTTACGTAACGTTACATACCTTGAAAGCTTTTCATTCTTGGCAACAATTTCGTGGTTTATCATCTCAAAATTGTTGTTTAGGAAGTCAATCAGTGGTTTGTCGTTCTTTATGCGGTTACACCTTATACAACAAGGAACTTTGTTGTCTTCTGTATCTGATCCACCACGTGCCAATGGAATTATGTGATCTTCGCCAGTTGCAGGTTGACCGCAATATTGACAAACACCTGAACTTAATAACAGCTTTTGCCGTTCCCTATACCGTCCAACACGTTCCCTTGTCTGACCACGAACCTTTTCAATACCTTCAATGTTCTGGTGTTTTCCCCAATTTGGGATAGTGATTGCACCATTGATGATTTCCACCATCCCAAACTGTTCAAATGTTTCAAGGGCAAGACGCACAGTCTGAATCGGTCTGCGGAATACCGTTGCAAGCATTTCTTCCGTGTACGCAACTCGGTCACTCAGCATCAGGACACCTGAATTGTTCTGCTTACCTGCCAGACACAACAGCTTGAACCAACATACAATGATGCTGTCACCGTCTGGCAAGCTTTCAATCAGCAGAATCTTTTCATCATCAAAGATGTCGGTGACAATCTTAATCCACTTGATTTCTGCCATAACTCAGAACGGTAGATCACCGTCATCTTCCAGTTCCTGAAACTGTGGTACAACCTGACTTTCTTCGTTCTTCCTGTTCTGGTATGTTGCAGATGCCCTGACAACCTTCTGAATCCATTCAGGAAGTGCGTCAATGTCTGCTTCTTTCGCTGTGTCAAGGTCGAAGACCAGTGCAGGTTCTGCAAGCTTTCCACCTTCAGTTCCTTTTGGCAATGCAACGATGCTTGAAATGTTTGCATACGTTCTGCCGTTGGATTCATTGTGAATGATGTTCACATAACAGGATTTTCCAACAATGTTGTGAAGGTCGAACTTGTTCAGTTCTTCTGGTGTGAAGTCACGACCTCTCCATGCTGCCAAATCCCTTCTCAGTGCTGATCCGTCATTCAGACTTGCCGTATAACGGTTGAACACCATCTTAGGTTTCGGTGTTCCGTTGTCATCATAGGTTTCATGGGGAATTTCCCAACCAATAAGGACTTTGCGCTGAAGCTTTTTGTATGTCTGGTTGAACTGGTCACCAAGATCAACCAACATGGCACATACTGCCAAATGCGTTCCTTGCGGAACAGGTTCAAATGTGGTGGTTGTGCTGTTTGCGTTTACTGTTAAACTCATGTTTTATCCCCTTTCAATTATCTGGAAAATATAGTGGGCATCTTGCTCCACGGAACTTGTCAGGAAAGTCGCAGATTTCATTGTTCAACATACATCTTGGTTGACTGAACTTGAAAAACTTGCAGTGTGAACAGGAAATATGCGGAACACCTCTTTCATCCACTGGAAATGAATTTTCAACTTCTGCGATTCCGACCACATAGCTGGAAACACCTGTTTCAAACACGTTCTCTTATCCTTTCCATAAACGCTATGACTTCACACTGGTCGCATTTTGCGTTCCACAACTCATCGGAATCCTTGTATTCATACGGATAACGGCACAGGTCAGAACATAGCGTGTCTTCAAGATTTTCAATGGTCTGTGATGTGATCACTGGAACTTCTTCATATTCATGCTCGGTGAACACAGGTTCTTCTAATGACGGTTCAGGAATCTTCAACATCTTCGTACCTCATCGGATCAAGCTTGAACAATACCCTGTCAAGGGCAACCGTTCCGTTCATCATGGAAATGATTGAATCATCCTTGCTGACGCAAATTGCCTTTTCCAGAACAAACGCACGACCGAAAGCGGTTTCAACCGTGTCACCAACCTGAATGTTGAAGCATGGTGCAAATGCAAAACATTTCATGTTCATGCGGTCTTCTGTTGCGCTGATGTAGCTGATCAGCAGTAAATCAAATCTGTCAGGTAATGGCATTTGGCACACCTCTCAGAATGTAACGTGCATATACGCACGGTGTTCCGTCACGCTTCGTTCCTTGCTCCATCTTCGTGCTGATGGCATAACCCATCTTCCGAAGATCAAAAATTCTGCCTTTGTAATTCATGATTCCAAGAATGTTGATGCACTCCATTCCTGTCACTGATTCGTGTATCAACAGATAATCAAGCAGAATATCAACTTGCCTTTTGTTTCCCATTTGTGTTATACTCACCATGTCCTTTCTGTTGCCTTAATCGGCAACGGTTATGCCATCTGTGCTTGCCACACAGGTGGCATTTTTTGTTCCTGTGTACTGTTCCAAAAGATGTTCACTGATGTGGTATGTCCACCGTGATGACATCTTCACTGCACTTCCTATTGGAAGTGTTCCGTTCTGCAATCCGACCCTGATGAACTGTGGTGACACGTTCAAAAGATCAGCTGCTTGTGATACTGTGATTCTTTGTTGCATTTTATTCAACTTCTTTCGCAAAAAAAATCGCAAACCGTTCTTTCATTGTCCTGATCTTCAGCAGGTCACACAGTGCGTCAATTTCAGACGGAAGAAATTCTGACAGGTTGTCACGTTTCCGTGCAAATCCGTAAGAACTCAAACCAAGCTGTTCCGCAATAAAGGACTGCTTCAGACCACTTCGGTCAATGTACTCTTGAAGCTTTACAGTGTCGGTCATTTTTTCACCTCCTTTCACATTCCCCTGATCTGCACCAGTGTCACATGGACAACTTCATCTGGTGTCAAATGAACTTCAAAGAAATTCCTGATGATACTGATGATTTTCATGCCGTTTCCCCTTCCACAGATACCACCTTAATCCATTCAACTTTGTACCTGCCATGTGTCATGTAAATATCAGTGCAGTTCTTGTTCTTCGCAAATTCCTGTGCTTTTTCCAGCGTGTCAAAACTTCTACTTAAAGTCTTCAATATTTGATGACCGTTTTCCCATGTGAATCTATGCGTTGTCATGCAGCATCCCTCATTTCAATCGGTTCAGACGATGCAGGTTCGCCAGTAGCATAGTTGATGTCAGAAGGATACGGAACATAAGTCCCAGAGTAAACACCAAGAAGACCACTTGCACCTGAACTAAACTTGTACCAAGCTGGGCGAAGACATTCAACACGCTTCAGACCCTTCTTCGCAAGACCCTTCGCAGTGTCTGCCGATGTCCATACGACAGACCCATCAGGCATGACCGCACGAAGTTTATAACCGTATTTCGTTTTGCACCAGTGTGCGTTCACAAGTTTACCGTCAAGTGTCGCATATTCGGAAAACCACATACAACCACCATTCTTGATCAGCGCAATCTTCTGCTCTGCGTTTGTGATTCCACGTTCTTCGCATCTCTGCGACAGAAAGCAATCATCCATATCAGTCCACCCCATGTTTATGCGGTCAAACCTGTTACTGATTGATTCTTTTAGAAGCACAATCTCATCTTGCAGTTCTTTGATTAATTCGTTGCCATACTTCATTGCCGTTGTCCTTTCTCCCCGTGTTGCCGATAGGTCAGCATAGTTTTTTATGCTTCGTAGGTAAATGCGTCACGCCAGTGTGCAGGTACGGAACTGTCAACAGCATACTCGTTGCCGTCTGCGTCTTTCCTGACACGCATTGACCATTTCACACCGTCAGTGTCGCACCAGATGGTCTTGTCCGTTCTGCGAATAACCGTCATAGAATCAAGCTCTGTCTGATACGGTCTATATACCTTGCCAACCTCAAAAACCTTTGCCATTGTTACACCAACCCTTCAGATTCTTCTAATTCAGCAATTTCTGCTTGCTGTCTAAAGAACGCTGCCATTCTTCTTGCTTCTCTTGCACCTGCTGCTTTCTGCAAATCCTCAGGGCAACGTTCATACCGTTTTGCTTCTGCAATTGCTTCTGCTTCTTTCATTCGGAAATACTCTGCCATGCTCATTTTTATTCTCCTTTCTGATTCATCGCAACCCACTCGGAAGAAGTCATCATCGGTTTTACCATGTTGCCAGACTTGCTAAGTTTGATGATGCCTTTGTCAAGCATCCTCTCGAATATCTTATTCAACTTCTGTGTCTGCTCTTTGGTTTTCGGCACATCGACCATTTTCGTGTGCTTATACACCTTGTGGTGATAGCTGTAATTTCCACCATACGAATGTTTGTAGTAAGTGACCTTCGTCTGCTCTGGTTTTCCGAACATCACCTCACGAACAATCTTGCCGAACTCTGGCTTGCTGATGTATCTGCCGTACTCGCTCATATCAGCAGCTTCATTCAGTCTGTCAAGAATCTCAATTGCCTTGTCGTTCATGGTCGGATCTCCTTCCTGTGTTGCATTAGATTCAACTGCACAAAATATAGCATACGGTTGAATTAAAGTCAACTATATTTTAAAGAAAGACAAAAAAATATTGACATTCAACCAAAGCGTAATTAAAATGTTACTGTCTGGGGGAATGAATATGTACGACAAGCAGAAATTCATGACAGAAATGGGCATCCGTGTCAAATCTCAACGTGAGCGGATCAATCTGTCACAGGAAGAACTTGCGCTGAAACTTGGTTACAAGGGCAAGTCTTCAATCAGCAGAATTGAAGCAGGTTTAAACGAAATACCACAGTCGAAGATGCAGTCATTTGCAGATGCCCTTGACACAACCATTCCATATCTGATGGGCTGGGAAGTAGTGACAGACACAGACTTGAACCAACCGACCGTTGTATCAAACTATGTCACGTTTCCTATCATTGGCGAAGTGGCAGCAGGTTATGAACACTTTGCAGACGAAAGCTGGTCAGACGGCAATATTGACATTCCTGAAACGTGGTTAAAAGGAAGACCGAAAGAAGATTATTTCGTGCTTCGTGTATGCGGTGATTCCATGTTCCCAATGTATCAGGATGGTGATGTTGTGTTAGTCCTGAAGCAGTCCACCATGAACCGCAGTGGTGAAATCGGTGTGGTTGTGTATGACGATGACAAAGCGACTCTGAAGCGTGTTGAATATGTCATGGGCGAAGACTGGATGAAGTTGTCACCAGTCAACCCACAGTTCCCACCTATCACAATTCGCAATGAAGCACTTGAACACTGTCGTGTTCTCGGAATACCTAAGATGCTGATCAGGAACATCGTTGAATAAACAAACGGCAACAGAAAGGACAAAATAATGCGTTCACCTAATGGTTACGGCAGCGTGATCAAGCTGTCAGGAAACAGGCGTAAACCATTCATGGTGCGTGTAACAAAAGGTTGGACTGATGATGGCAAGCAACAGTTTCAACCGCTTGGTTACTTTGAGAAACGCACCGAAGCAATTGCATTTCTCGCAGACTATAACAAATCACCGTTCAATCTGGACTTCGCAAAGATCACTTTCAGCGAAGTCTTTGAACGGTGGAGCAAAGACGCATTTGTGAAGATGAAACCGCAGGTGCAATCCCTTCATAAATCGGCATATAACGCACACTGCAAAGCTTTATATAACATTCCGTACAGGCAGATCAGGAAACACGACTTTCAAGCAGTCATTGACAACTGTGAACGTGGTTATTCCGTGAAGTGTTCTATCCGTAACCTGTTCAAGCACCTTGACGAATGGGCATATGACCGTGATATCATTGTCAAGATGTATTCTGCCAATCTTGATGTCGGTGAACCAACGGAAAAGAAAGAACGTGACATATTCACCGATGAAGAAGTGCAGAAGTTGTTCACGATGGTCGGACAACCGTTTGTGGATGAAACACTTGTTCAACTGTACACTGGTTTCCGCATCTCTGAAGTGCTTTCCCTTACGCCAAGCAACATTGACGAAGAACAAAAGCTGATCAGGGCAGGTGGAAAGACCGCAGCTGGCAGAAACCGTATTGTTCCGATACACCCAGATATTCAGCCCATCATTGACGCACACATGAAGTCAGGTGGCAAGCTGTTCCCATGTGACATGAACCAGTCTTCACACCTTCACGTGCGAAAACTGGCAATGGAACAGTATGGCATATATCACAACTCGCACGACTGTCGGCACACGTTCCGTTCCAAGCTTGATTCAGCAGGTGCGAACAAGGTTTCAATTGATTTGCTGATGGGGCATAAGTCTTCAGATGTCGGTGAACGTGTGTACACGCACAAGACAATTGAAGAACTGAAAGCAACTATTATGCTTCTGCGTTTCTGTGCGTAATACACGCACAAGATACAAATCAAAAAACAAAAAAGCCGAAAAACCCCTGATTTTACTGGGATTTTTCGGCTTTTGCTTGTTCCTAAAAATTAATAGTAGCTTTTATCGTGGTCTAACTTTTTCCGATTCTGTACGCAAAATATACGGTTTTTGTGCGTTTTTGGTAACTTTTAGACCGTGTTTTTTGTGGGAATCAGTTTGCGTCAGTTTGCGTAATACACACACAAGATACAAATTATTCTTCGTGTTTGCCTGTCAACTGGTGGTAACCCTGATGTATTCCAGTCGCAGCGAACCCACTGAGAATACCAATTGCAATTGCGTTCAGTATGTCGGTCGCTGGGTAATCAGGAATCACATACATTGCCACGACTCCAAGCGCACCACCAAGTGTGCCACAAATAATCGGAATCCATTCATCACATTTGTGCGATGCTTTTACACCTTCCGCAATCAAATAGCAGATCACGGTTATTGCCCAAACAGTTACACCTTCCATTATGCAGTCATTCTCCTATCTATTCGGTCAAGTCGTTTGTCAACATCTTCCATGTGTTGCCGTAGTGCTGGGATATTCTCAGAGAACATCTTTGCGTATTCGTTATGACTCTGAATGTCACCTTGCATGATTGTCATCTTCGTTTCCAGAACGGCAATTGCTTTGTCCATTTCGTGCTGTTGTTTTCTGCTTGTACTGATGATTGCAAGCACCGACCCCAGAAGACTGATGCCACCTGTGATCAGTGCCACCATAATTGATTCACTCATGTCCTCACCACCTCAACTTGTTCCATAATGCTTCATCACAGACACCGTCTGCATCAAGACCATAGAACCGTTTTGCCCTGTTAACTGTTGCTTGTGTCTTTGCTCCAAAATAACCGTCAATCTTTCCGCAATCCCAATTGCGAACCGTCAAAAGACTCTGAAGCACTTCCACAGCTGCATAGTACGATGAATCATACTTCAGCAACGGTGGTTTCCAGTCATGGTTTTCGTTGTTCGTGCTTGGTTTCACGTTTGTGTTTGTACTTGCAACTGGTTTCGCTCCAACAATACTGCCTAAAGCGTTCAAGTAATCGTCTGATGATGTATCAGCGGTTTGATAGTCATCATCTTCCAAACCTGTTGCAAGACTCCACTTCGGTCTGCCGTAACCAGCTATTACAGAATTGCCGACCACATAGGTGCAAAGACTGACCTTGTCGGAATAGTTTCCTTCAACTGTCCTGATGGCACTTCCATTGACTTCAACGACAATTCCAGTGTGGTTGATGCCACCACCAGAATAGAAGAATATCTGGTCGCCCACTTCAGGACTCTGGAAGAACGCACCGTGGTTTCTGTAATAGCTTGCCTGTGTTGCACACGCTGCCGAACCACCATAGGTCATCTGACCACCAACAGTGCCAAAAGCGTTCAGGAAACACCAGTTGACGAATGTACAACACCACGGTTGGTTTTGTACGTTCCAACCGTACAGTTGTGTTATACGTGGATCATCAGCATATTTGTTCTGATTGTTTGCACCTTCGTGGTAACCGACCTGTGACCGTGCAAGTGATACAACCTTCTGTTTTGCTTCTTGAATCGTCATTTGCTTTGCTCCAAAAGTTCATTAACAAATACATCAAGATCATCTGCGGTAATCATTGTCATTACCTCTTTTCAAATAAACCGACTATCACGGTTGTTCATGGTAGGGCTGAACAGTTCTGGTTTTCACAGTGGTTTATAGTTGGCTTTAATATATGAGTGGATAAAAATAAATTGTACCTTGGTTTTCAAGTGTTGCGACTTTTGCTTTCATACCTTTCCGCACAAATGTTGCCCAAGACGGATAATTGCCAGTATTCCACCCACCAATTGAAATATTAGTGGACTCATTAGCGGGGTAGATTCTAACGATTGCCTTTGAAGTTGATGCTGCACCGGCATTGACCATTACATATCCGTCTGTTGGGAAAGTGTAAAATGTGCTTGTGTAGCTTGCCAAATTAACAGAAGTTCCCATATTGTTCGGAAGATTTGCTGTTTGCAGTTTGTTTGTTGCCATCAGAGGGTCACCCCTTACTCACCAATGTCGGGAACGATAGTGCCATCCCAGATCACAGGGGTTTCCACGACAGCACCATTGCTGTCATTGACAGCGGCGTACACATAATCCGTTCCGCTTTCATGTCCGTAACCATAAGCACTCAGATATGCGTGGAATCCCTGCCGTGCGGCATCTGCTGTATCATGGACTACCAAGCCTTTTGTGAATGCGCCGTTGTTCCGTTTTGCCTGTGCGAGAAAATATTTGACTTCCATTGTTTACTCCCCCTTAGTCTTTGATGAATGTCGGTGCAATATAGAATGATGCCGTGAAGTTGGTCACCGTGATTGACCATGAACCAGAACTGGTTGTGATTTGAATGTCGCAAGTAGGTGCATTTTCTGGGATCGGAGTGGTTAATCCGCTATCGGAAAACATCCCCCAGTTGCCCACCACATGGTCAGCGGTAAGTCCTGTCAAGCTGTGCGAAGTAGTGCCGTTTGCCGTAACCGCATAAGCTGACGATTGAATAATAGAGGTCTTTAATTCGTTAATAGCTGGCACAACTGTACCTGCTGTCGTAGTTAGGCTTGCCACATCACCAACATCAGTCTGAAGCTGTGAAACATTCGTTTCAATCGACTGATTGTCAGACATTGCGATGTCTGATGCAGTAAGCGCAACATTTCCACTTCCGTCTGGTGATACTCCGTTAACAGAAACCACAGAACCAGTGCCATCAACACCATATCTGGCAACGGAATAACTGGTCACATTTGTACCATCATTAAATGCAAGCTGTGTGCGTGTCCAAAGAAAATTACCCTGTGTAACTGTCGGAATTGTAGTTGTCCATGAACCTGACGGTGCAACCGTTCCAGAATTTGATGCCTGATAACTGACATTCTGCGTGGTTATGGTCGCAGCTGCACCTGTCGCACCTGTTGCACCTTTGTACTGAAACCAGTCAAAATCTGTGTAATGAAGATTGTCAGGATCACTTTCAGTGCCAGAATAAACACCAATCCAGTCATCTGGTGTCGTGCCAATGTCGGCATCAGATGTCGGTTGTGAACCTGCGTACCTTATCCACACATACCATGCTTGTCCAGTGTCACCGTAAACACCTGCGACACACGGTGTCGTGTCAATGTCATTGCCGTCATCCATTTCAACCGTCATATAGTTCCACAAATATCTGTTTGTCGGTGTCATGGTCTGCAATGTTGTGTACCATGTTGACGGTGCAGTGCTGTTTGACGAAGATACTGCCCAATGTTGGACAATACCAGTGACACCATTGCCATTTGTGACAGTCACATCATAATGCGTGGAATCTGCCAGCGTGATAGTTAACGTGCCGTCAAGACTCGGTGATACTGGTGGTATATAAGTAATGCTCTGAATACCACCATGCCCATCCAACGCAGTGGTCAGATAACCTATGATGGTTTGCCATGTGGTGTTTTTTGCCTGATTGCTCTGAGATAAAACAAACAGGTCACTTGCCGTCAATGTCGTTGCGGTCGGCAGTGCTGATATTGCTCTGTCTGCCATTGTTTATTTCTCACCGTCCTCAAATTGCTCTAACATCTGGTTTAATGTGTTAATACTACCCAGAAGTCTGCTTAAATTACCTTGCCCTTTGACTTCCACTTCATTCAATGCTGCAATAACAGCTTGAATCATCACGTGCATATCATCCATATATCAAATACCCCAATAATAAATACGATGCCAGTTACCTTCTTGGTCATACCAACCTTCTGTATGCAAAATAACTGTGTTGCCGTTTAAGTTCAGTGTTGAAACATATATTGTTCCAGCGTTTTGTATCTTTGAAATAAGGTTGTTTGTTGTTACAACATTCGCTTCAAGTGCGTTAACCTTTGTCACAACACCTTTTAATCCACTATCCAAACTGCCAAGTGACCCATACGAACCACCACCGTATGACAGTCCAGAAGACACAGAACCACCGCAACCGCTCAGACCACCACTGTAAGAACTGCTGCCATTTGAAACACTTAAACTTCCGAATGTTCCATTGCTTGCGGTGATATTTCCACTTGTATCAACTTTGAAGTTCTGCCCCAACTTGATGCCATCTGTGCCAACATGAACACCAGTTGACTGACTTGATGACATGGAAGACATACCGTTGCTATAAATGGAAGTTGAACCAATAGTGAATCCACCGATGACACCTTTTGTTGCGCTGATTTCACCTTTGACATAAAGACCATTTTTGTTGACTCGCATCACTTCCTGATTACCTGCGTACCAAGTATGACTTGAATCATTCAGCACCCACCCAAACGAAGAATTGTTGCCACCTGTCTTGGTTACTCTCGCAGCAATCTGACCTGCTTGAACAGATAGTGTTGCGTTGATTGTGGCATCAGCTGCAATTCTTGCAGATGCTTCAGCAGTTATTGCCTGTGATGTCACGTACAAACCTGCTTTCATTTCTTTGTTTGTACGTGTTATCTGCCGTTGCTGTGCATCCTGATATGGATATTCGTGGTCAAGTTCTTCGTCAGCAGGTGATGTCAGGTCGGTTTTCATCAAACGACCGAAGGTCACCTCTCTGGTATAAAAACCACTATGCGTTCCGTTGATGTCTACACTGTCACCGAACTCCATTGACGGATCAGCAAGTGTTCCAGTTGCTTGCATCGGTTGATACTGAAAACCTGTTTCATTTCCAGTTGTCAAACTGTTGTATATCCGTTGTGCAGCTGTTCTTGCCAGTGTCGTGTTTGTACACATCGGCATATCAACTGTCAGGATTCGCCCACCAACCTGTTCGTCTGGGATATTCGGATATGAAATTGTAATTATATTCCCTTCTTCATCTTCACCCAAGATCACATCAACACGACCATAAGTGTCAAAGATTTCAGAAGTTTCATAGTTCTCAGCATTGCTGCCAATGTTGAAGTTTGTAAAACTCACGACCCAACCACAATCCTTTCTGCGTCAGGTGTGTCATCATACACAGCTGCACCAAAGTTCAGCGTGTAACCGTATTCATCCGACAACAGGTTTGTTTCATACGGAATGTCATTGATTCGCACCAGATTCAGTTTACCTTCGTTTGTGATTGTCCAGTTGCCACCGTACAACGCTGCGATGTATTGCAAATGTTCTCTTGCAGTCCATTCCCCTGAACACTGGATCAGGTCACCACCACTGATGGGAATAATATCCCACACGTGTGCGTCAATCTGCTCTGACAGACCCATCATGCCAGCAATGTTCTTTACAACCGTGCTTGCAATTGTCTGCGTGTCATATGGATATGGTTGGTCAGCTTTCAACATCGCATCATATCCAGTAATTGTCCACACAGGAAGGTTGTCAAGGTTCGTGGTGACATATCTGGTATCTGTATAGAACACACCTTGCGGAATCCATTCAGAAGTGTCAGTGCCGTCAGTAACACGCACATACGGTCGGATTTCTGCCATTCTGGGAATGTTGAAACCTGCGTCTAACAGTTCAAGATCAATCTGACCTGCAACGGCATTTCCTATGCTCGGTGTGTTGTCCTGAAACAGCTGGTTGCTTGTCTTCACTGAAATCAGTGCGTTTTCTCGCACACCGTCATCAGGGCTTCCACTTTCGACAAGGATTGCTGTCTTTGAATCAATCATTGAACCAGACAGGTACAACGCACCAAAGTCAATCCATTCCTTGTCTTCTGTGATCAGAACACCACTGTTGCCGATAGTCACAGCAATTTCAAACCAGTGCAACGGTTTCGTGATGATTGATTTGTAAAGTGCTGATGTGCTTTGCATGGTTATAACTCCGTCAGCGTGATGGAATCCATCTGATTCCACCGTTCACCACGATACAAGCAACGACTGAGATATTCCGCACTCTGACTATCAATCATCATGTTTTTCAGTTCATACACCTGTGTCTGTAAACTGAAGCAATAAACTTCGCATGGCATGGTCAGAAGTGCAGTGCAAAGCGTTGCGGTATCTGTTGCGTTCTGGGGATTCAGTGAAAAGCTGATTTCACTTTTGTTCCGAAGATTTGTTACGTGCGTGATGCCATCCATAGTCACAATAGATTGTGAATACACAGGAATCTTCTTGGTTGTGTAGCTGTCACGTTCAATCTTGTCGGTGAAGTCAACACCATTTATCGTCAATGTGTAATCAAGCATTGCTTATCCCCCCACCGCACGTGCAAGACCGTTCTGGAACTTAGTAACAGATTTACCAACAATTCTGCCGTCAAGAACCGAATAAACCGTCAGTTCAATTGGTTGTGTTCCCATTGCCGTTTTGATGTCGTTCATCAGGTTATCTTTGCCATAGACCATTTCAGCACCGTTTCCGTCACCAAAACCACGGTTGCCAATTACTGTCGGTCTTGTGAACATATACGGTTCATCATAGGCTTTTTTGTACCATTCAACACTGATGTGCGGAATACTGACAACACCAAGATCACTCCATGTCCAACTGAAATGCGGAAGTTTGATGTGCGGAAAAGACAAGCTGAAGTTGAACATATCCTTTATCTTGTCAACAATACCGCTCACGGTTTGCCATGCCTGTTCAATCGGTCTTGTGATTGAAGTCTTGATATTTTCCCAAGTGGTTGCGATGTTTGTTTTCAGGTTTTCAACAGCTGTTGTCACATCGGTCTTCAACTGCTCAAACCCAGCTTTGACACCGTTCACAAATTCGATTGCTTTTGCTTTGATTTCATCCCAATGCTTATACAAAGCAATGCCAATCGCAATCAGTGCTGCGATTATCGCAATCACAATTCCAATCGGTGATGCCAAGAACGCAATTGCAGCTGACAGTGCGCTTATAATCGACAGCAACGGTGAAATTGCTGCCACCACTGCAAGAATCGTCATAATTACTTGCATCTGTTGCGGTGTCAGTTGTGCAATGAAGTTCAGAACCTTTTCAATTGCAAGCGCAACCTTTTCAATCAACGGTGTCAGTGCCTGAAGCGCAGCTGCACCTGCTTTCGCAATTGAAGCTGCACCCTGTGCTTTCAGTTTGTCGATTTCGTCATTGACTTCGTTCAGACCGTCAAGCGTTTCCTGATCAAGAATCAGACCTGCCTGTTCTGCTTCGTCACCGAACTCTTTCAGTGCCTGTCCACCGTCATCAATAATGCCAGCAAGTTCATTCGCTGACTTGCCGAAGATGGACATTGCAACCGCATCACGTTCTGTTTCGTTTTCAATGGTTGACAGGTATTTGATTGTGTCATAAAAGATGTCCGTTGAAGACCGAAGGTTTCCACTTGCGTCACGTGTAGCAATGCCAAGTTCAGTGAATGTTTTTTCACTGCTTCTCAGCTTATTGACCATCTTCTGCGAAGCACCTGTGATGGTTTCCATTGAAACATCAATTCTGTCAGCAGCGTATTGCATTTTCTGCAATTCTGCCGTTGTGAAACCAGTCTGCTTCGCAAGCGTGTTCAGGTCATCAGCATTGGTCGCAGCTTTGTACGCAAGACCTGCGATTCCTGTCAACGCACCTGCTGCTGCCGTTGACAATGCCCTTGTTTTTTCAGCAGCTTTGGCAGCACCTTCAGAAACCTTTGTCGCAGTCGCAGATACCTTTTCCAGTGTCGCATTGAAGTTCCGTGCTTCTTTTTCAGCGTTCTTCAGTTCCTGTTCTGTTGCAATGATTTCACGCTGAAGTGCCATGTATTCTTGCGAAGACTTATCGACACCAGCTGCATCCATCTGCGCTTGCGCTTTTTTCAGTTCTTCCAGTTTGTCACTTGTCGCCTTTACCTGATCACCAAGCAACTTCTGTTTCTGCCTGAGCAACTCAGTGTTGGTCGGATCAAGCTTCAGAAGTTTTTCAACATCACGCAACTGTGACTTTGTGCTGTTAATTGTGGAATTGACACCCTTCAAAGATGCCTGAAGTTTAGTGGTTTCACCACCGATTTCAATGGTTATACCTTTGATTCTATCTGCCAATTGTGGTTCACCACCTTAAAATTTATCGAAATCGGCTTGTGTTGCTTTTTCACACCAACCGTCCCAATTATCATTCGCTGCTTCTGTAAACATATCGTAGACCATGCCAATTTCAAGCAGCTCTAAATCGGCAATAGACAGACCAAGTTGAACACAACGCAAATGATAAAGCGCAGTGTTCATGCCACGGTCTGTCGGTCTTACTCTTTTTTTCCGATACTGGTTGTCGTGGTTTCTTCTGCCCACAATTCAAGAATCTGCGTTGCAGCTTCAATGATGGCAAGTGGTGAACTCAGCGTTCCCAACCAGTCATCAATTGTCATGTCAGCTGGCACAGACCCACCCTGAAGTGCCATGCAAAAAGCAAGATTCTCAAATACTTCAGAATTGAGAATCTCACCTTTCGCATTGACAGCAGTGGAAATGCCACCGAAAATATCAGAACGGAAAAGTGATCTGTACTTTCTTGGTGTTGCTCCATTGGCAACAAGACGGTATTCCTTGCCGTCAATAACTATGTTCTTCTCCATGATCAGGCAGAAGTTGACGGAACTTGTACTGTGGTAAAGAAATTGTTGTACGCACTGTCACCAGTGGTGCATTTTGCTTTGACAACCTGTTTCTGCTGTCCACCGACCGTCATTGCTGCACCAACAGCAGTGATGTTCAGTGTTTCTGTAACAGGTTCAATCGTTGCGTCCGTGGTCTGACTTGCCAGTGTCGGTCTTGTCGCTTTGCAGTTATACAGAACATGGCGAACCGCATGGGAATCACCTTCAAACTGGAACAGCAGTGCAAACGATGCAGGATCAACACCAGACAGTTCATACTGAAGACCGTTGTTGGAATCTTTGATTTCGCCCATGATGTCAGTCAGGAACGTGTCAGGAATCAGTGCCAGTTCCAGCGTTCCAGAATAACCGTTGTTGCTGATGGACACATAGTAATCAATGTTGTCTGCACGGAACTTGTTGGTTTCGCCTTCCTGATCAAGCGACAGGTTAACAGCACCTTTCATTGCAACAGGTGTCGCATAACCAGTCGTTGTCACCTTTGCGTAATAGCAATTGGAAAGACCGAATTTTACTTTGTTAGGCATTTTCGTTCTCCTCTGTCGTGATTATTTCATCTGTGATGATTATTTCGGTGCTGAACCGCACCATGTACATTTGTTCAGAATCCAACCAAGATTCTTCACGTGTATAAACTAAACCGTAACTGTTCAGGACACCTTCCACGGTCGCATCAAGTGTGAAGTCTTTATTATCCGTGTACAGTTCCACATCCAGTGTACGGATATGCTGATAATTGGTGTTGTCAGCTGCAAGGTCATCAGAACTGCTATAAAAAAAGCAGATGAACGGAAGTTCATGTGCGGTATCATCCGTAAAATGATCATACGCATAATCAAGACCGCATGATGAAATCATCGTGTTAACTTCTTTGTATGTCATATCTGTCGAATCTTCCTTTCAACCATCTGTGGCAGTTCCTTGTTTGCCCATTCTTCAACAGGTGCAATATGCGGATATGCACCAGTGTGACCGAATGTTCTTCCTGTTCCGTTGCGAATCACGTGACCTTTTTCCAACAGGTGTGTCAGTCTGTAATGTTCTGCATTGTGAACCACACGCACCGTCTTCTTCAGACTTTTTTCTTTTTCGTCATTCACCCAGCTTGACGAATACTTTGTATGACCACCTGTCGCAAACGTATTGACAGCACGAAGTTTTTCTGTTGCCTTGTCAGTAACATCTTTCACGCAATCGTCAAGGACTTCGTAAACATCTTCACCATACTGGTTCAGGATTTCCGCAATTGCTTTATCCAGATTGATTGGTTTGATCTTCTTTGCCCTTGCCATTTGCACCACCCTTGCGTTCAACATACAGTTCAATGGTGTCGTTCTTGCCGATGTACGTGCGGTAAACGGCATATGTCTTGTCTTTATACCGCAGTAACTTTTCGTCCTGATAATCACCAAAGAACATGGTCATTCTGAACTCAGGATTCAGACCAGACCTGCCACCTTCAAAGAACTCTGAACGTGTGACACTGTTGACAGAACAAAACACATCACGACCTGATTCTGTTTCACGCCAAACACCGTACGCATCTTGTGTCTTTGTCGTTGACAGCAGCGTGATAACTTCAGACCTGTCCATTGTTCACCAACCAGTCCGTGTAACCAGTGCAAGTTGCCATCTGTGCTTTCTGTTCATCATAACTGCGCTTCAGTCGTTCATATTCGTCTGGCGAACCAAACTGCATCTTTACATACGTGATGCACGCAGTGGTTACAAGGTCATCAAGCGTTGACGGAACTTCGACACCTGCCACACCAAGATCAAGCTTTGAAGCGTTAATCAGTCGTGTTATTTCACTGTCATATGCATTTGTCGTGATACGCAGTGCCAGCTTTGCGGAAGTCAGCAGTGGATCAGGTGTATTGTTGTTTGGCATAATGTCACCCCTTGTAACGAAGTGGGGCAACCTTACTTGGTTGCCCCTTTGAACGCTTTGAAAAACTTGTCATCTACAACCGAATACCCTACATGACCGCAGATGACAGTCGGATCACACATGATTTTATAACCGCATTCCCTTGCACGCCAACAGAACGATATGTCTTCACCATTGTTGCCAATTGGTGAAAACATATTATTGAACTTCCCATGAACATCAAAGAAAACATCTGTCTTCATCAGGACACATCCGAAACCGCAAGCAGCGACTTCAAACAGTCCTTCTGGAATCTTGTCAAATTCTTCCCATTCACACGCTTCACCATTTATTTCAATCTTTTTGAACAACACTGGCGTGAACGGATTCACCCTTCTGAAGTATAACCCTGTCAAAATATCAAGGTCATTCTTCTGCATGGTGTCCATCATCCTGACAAGCGTGTCTGGTTGAAATGCCATGTCGGAATCCAACCAGAACACATAATCAGCTTCAATCTGGACAGCTTGTGTTGCAAGATCATTTCGTGAAGCATAAATCATTGAACCAGTCTTCATTGACAGAACGCATCTGTCAACCTTCTGCAAAAGTGCAAGACTCTGACAGAACGGAACTGGCACTTGATCCATGCAAGGAACTGCGATTAATATTTTCATATGCTTACTTCGTCACCTTAACAAACGCATTCGGTGCAACAACACCAATGCCGACATACTGCCGTCCAAGAACTTCAACCAAATCCTGCTTTTTCAGCGTCATGTTGTCAAACTTGAACTCAATGTCTTCGCCATTGGGGAAGTTCATCAGCGCACCCTGATCAAGATCACCGACCAGCATATAGGTAACACCAGTGGTCGCAGCAGAGTATGCAGTGATGTTGGAGTTGAACGCAATCGGCAGATTCTCAAACGGATCATAACCGTAGCTGTTCGCTGCCTGAATAGCTTTCAGAGAACCCCAAGTCAGTTTGTTCATCATGATGATGGGATTCGCAGCTTCATCGGACAGCTTTGCCATAGCTTTGGCAACCGTGCCGATTTCAAGCGTTGCTTCGGTCAGGATGGGAACAGCAGGGCAAGTCGTGGTGGACACAGTGCCACAAGCAATGATCTTCGCCACAAGCGTGTCAGCAGCTTTCTTGGCAATGCGATAGGTAAGTTCATCGTAGATATACTCAAGGAACTCTCTGCCACGCAGGTCAAGTGCTTCATCACTGATCTGAACAACCTTCTTGATGGACTGCGGAACAAGTTCCACAACACCAAGAACAAGGTCTTCAGGACTGATAGCAGATGCACCTTCACCGTGAACAACCGCATCAGAACCAGAGATTTCAAAACCGACCTTCAGGTTGCCACGAAGGTAAGCTTTGCGAACACGACTGGTGATACCGTCACGTTCCCAAGCGGTTTTGACAATGTCATACACAAACTCAGGAACAGGAATGGTCGCAGAACCATTCGGTGTGGTGTCGTTCTCGGTGGTCAGCATATTTCTGACCTCAGTGTCTTTGCCAGTCTTGATGTACTCTGCAAACGCATCAATGTACTCAGCAGAGTTGCGGATTTCATTAATGGTCATTTTCTTTCTCCCCTCAACAATTGGTTTTTCAATGGTTTCGCCCATACCGCTTGCAACGGCACTGCGAATCTCAGCTTTCTTTGTCGCTTCAAGTTTGCGACGCTCAAGTTCTTCCTTGATACTTCTTGCTTCATTTTCAAGCGCATCAAGGTCAGCTTCAGGATTGTCCAGTTCAACTGCAATAGCAACTTTCCGTTCCTCAAGCTGTTCGATGGTCATTTCTTTGATTTCCATTTCACATCTCCATCAGAATACGGATTTTTTTCTTTCTGCGGTCAATCTCTGCAAGTCTGGCACGTTCACTATCCAGTGATGCTTTTGCACTATCCAGTGCATCTGCAAGACCTCTTGCCTGAATAACCGTAGAACTGTACGCTGGGAAAGTGACTGCACTGACTTCAAATACCTGCCGAATAGAACGCACGTGCCTGACAGGATGGTCAGTGTCAACATCTTCCCAATTATCTTTATCAACAGTAAACATGAATGACATCCCACTTATGTCACCACGTTCAACTGCTGAATAAAGGCTTTTTGCATCGGCATTGCGTTCCGTGTCCAAATCCACACGGATTCCCATGCCGTCAGCGTCCACACTCATCTGCATGGTGCTGTTCTCATTGTTGTTTCTTGATCGTGCAAGTGGAATCATGTCCACGTTATGATTTATCAAGAAACGAACATCTTTCAAGTCAGTCGTGTCAAGCGCACCCTGTTCAATGATTTCGTCATACATTCCCAGATTCGTGCGCTGACCAAAAACAATCGGTCTTCCTGTCAGGAAGTGTCCGTGTTCTTCGTTCTGTTCTGCCCTGACTTCAAAATCAAATGTCCTTAGTTCCTTTTTCACCTTTTTTCACTCTCCTTTTCGGTTGCTTCTTGTGATAGAAACAACCATCCAACTGTTCAAGACCCTTCACAGGTGCATCAACAATCAGGTCTTTGCACCGTTCCAGAGCATACGCAACAACCTTCTGCGGATCAGGAATAAATTCCGTGTTGATGATAATCAGGTCATATGCGTCATACTGGAATTTGGCAGCATCCTTGTGGAAGGTTCTGCGGTATGTCGGAGTGCATTTGATGCAATTCGGTTCCCATCCGTCAACACCGTCAACATTGGTGTATTCAGGCAACAGTTTCTTCCATCCACCATCACCGCAGTTGATGTCAAGAATATCTGCGTTCTGTTTGAAGTTTTCCCTGATAAAGTCGCATACTTTGATGAAGTCATTATTCGGCATTGTCAGCATCTCCCACATTGTAATATTCGCCACGAATCGGCAACTGTGAACCAACAGGTTCTGGCAGTGGTGGCAGATTCCAGATTTCACGAATTTCGTTTCTGGTCATCAAACCACGGTCTGCCATCTGTGCGGAAACATTCAACTTGTCTTGGTTGCTCAGATACTGCAACCTGTTCGCAGTGACTGAAACACCATTCCCCTGTGACTGCTCACGCAGTGTGAAGAACATCTTCTTCAGCACTTCACTTTCCTGAATCGCAAACGGTTCAATAACCGATTCATAAAACGCTGACCAGTTATCCGATGTAAAATGACTTTGCAGAATGTCTTCGTTGACTCCAAAGTAACGGTAAACATTCGCTTCAATTGCCTTGCGTTGTTCTGCGTCCACAACCCACGGTTTTACATCAACTTGCTTGATGTCCGTATAGGTATTTGGAAACAGCAACAGTCCTGAACCAGACGCAAGGTTTTCTGCCGTATAACGCTCACGTTCCTTTTTCAGATCTTCAGCCTTGCTGAAATTTGAAAGTTTTGCCATAAAGCGGTAGCTGGCAGCAGACTTCACACCTTCTTCAATGCCCTGATTCTGGATGTGGATCAGTTCCATTGTCTGTTTCAATGCTTCGTTGTTCTCACCGAAGAAATCACTTTTATACTGGTACTTGGTCATGATTCCACAGTATTCCAGTTCAACAGCTGCTTTCACGCCACGTGCGAACTCATAACGCAGATATGGAACACCTTCAACTTCGACAATTTCACACTTTGTCGGCAATGGTGTGTAAATTCCTGACGGTTGTCCGTACATATCAAACACTGGCGTGATGAACGCAGTGTTGTGGACATCAAGCAGTGTCGAAAGTCTGTACTGGAACTGTGACCATGTCTGGAACTCATTTGGATTATTCTTCAGTTTGTTTTGCAGTTGCGGTCGTGCAGCTCCATACGTTTCGACCTTCAACTTGCTCATGTGTGTTGCTCTCGCATTTATTGATGCTCGGATCAAGTCACTTTCATAAATGCCACCATGAATACTTGTGAACCGTGGCACGTAACCGTCCAACATCTTGAAAGTTTCTTCGTATCTTTCATCAACTTTCGGTCTGTTTCCGAAAATGCGGTCAAACAAACCCATTGTCATCACCCCTGTTTTTCAACTGTTCCCCATATTCACCGAACCACTTTTGTCTGACTGTCATCGCATCCAACAACGCTGCGGTAAAGTCGATATGGTACGATGGATTTATCTTGACCAACCTGCCACGACCACGTTCAGCACTCATCTTGATGGCACTGTTCAGCAGGTGTATTTTCATCAAGTCATTGTCACCTATGTGAATTTTGTGGTCTTCCAGTAAACCTTCAGTTTCCTGAATGGTCGAATACAAGTTCTCACCCTGAAAGACCGAATCCATCAGAAATCCGTATTGCGTCATGTCTTGCACAAGATACTGCGCTGAATAACGGTCATACCCTGTTACAAGTGGGTATATCTGATATTCTTCAACAAGCATCTTGAACCAGTTGAAGCAATCATGATAGTCAATGAAATTATCCCCTGACGGTTGAAGCAATCCCCTTTGGATATAGATGTTGTATGGCACACCATCCCTTTGCGTTGCTTCGTCAATCTTCTCGGCTGGCAAGAAGAACTTACCGAACACGTACAGTTCACCGTCACGTTCTATCACGACCGTACACGCAGTCAGGTCACGTGTCTGTGACAAGTCTATGCCACCAACCGCATACGAATTGCAGAAGTCTTCAAGCTTCAGTTCTTCACCGCAAGCTGCTTCAATTGTCTGCGATGACAACCATGCAAGTGAACTGCTGCTTTTCAGGCAACAGTATTTGCAGATGAACTCTGACTTCTTACTCAAAGAACCTTCTGCAATTGCGATTTCTTCAAGCATGAACTTGACTGGTATTGACACACCAAGATTCGGATTCGCTTTTCTCAATTCGTTGATGTCGTTCCAACGTTCAGCATCATCAATCATGTACAAGAACGGCAACAACCTTGTTTCTTTGCTATCACCTAATAAAAACCGTGTAGAACGCTTCACCATTTCGTCATACACGGAATCATTGATATATCCTGAAGTCGTGCAGCTCAGAAGCAGACCTTCCAGTCTTGCACCCATTCCTGACTTCATGACCTCATACTGTCGTAGACCCTTGTCACCTTCCCAAGCTGCAATTTCATCACAAATGCAAAGTGACGGATTGAAACCGTCACTTTTCTTCGCACTGAAAGCAATCTTTTTGACCGATGAATTTGTGCCTATAATGGCAAGGTCTGACTGTCTGTGCTTTGGCAACATGGACTGGTCTTTAATCTTGACATTGTGTGTGTCACGTTCGTCCAGTTCTTCTTTCAACGCTTGGTATTCAGGATCAAGCGTTACCATTTGCCAAATGTTGTTATATACGATGTCAGCTTGTTCCAACTTCGGTGCTATGCAGAATATTTTTGCACCAAATCCACCTTCACACCTGAAAAAGTAATTTCCAATTCCTGACGCAAGAATTGACTTTCCGTTTTTCCTTGCGACAACCAGAAGAACTTCACGGAACTGTCTGTGACCTTCTTCATCCATGATTCCGAAGATTGCAGACAATAAAGCCTTTTGCCAGACTTCAAGTTTGATTCTATTCGGTGCAAGATGTCCTTCCGTATGAAACCAGTGGTTTTCTGCCCAATCAATTGCGTCATTTGCTTTCTTTTGGTCAAATGAAAACCGCTTTTCTTCCAGTCCGTTGACCAGATATTCATATACAAGCCTTATCCACTTGCCAACCGTCACAGAACCATTTGTAATCTGTTGGAAGTATGTGTAAATATAATTTTCTTCGGCTATTTTTTTCTTTCTCATGCGGTTTCAGGACAAGTCGAGAGTGAACGCACTAAAATTCGAC